ATCTGCTAACAACTGCTGAAAACACCTGGATGGGCATTCGTATGGGATGGCGCCCCTTTGCGGGGGAAGTCCAACAACTATACAATGCTATCACAAAGGCTGAAAGGCCAGTGTGGCAAACATTCAGAGGTTCGGCGGCTGTTTCACGTGCAAAGGTTGTCCAAAGAGTTGGTATACCGTTTTATCCTTTTAAAGTTCTTGTAGAGGACATCGAATCCCAGCAGATAACTGCTCGGACGACCGTGCTCTGCGAACAAAAGGTTGGCGGTTTCCCCGACACTTTTGGATTGACCCAAATCCCTCAGACGTTATATGATCTTACGCCTTTATCTTGGGCTGTGGATTATGTATTCAACTTTGGTGATTTGATTGCAGCAAAAACTCCTGATGCGCTGTGGAGACCGATTAGGGTTTCCGGGGTAACCCGGCAGTCCCATGAAGTAGCCACTAGAGCTGGTAAAAACTTGCCCATCGATTCCGTCCTTAATTATACAGGCGGAGTTTACGGTGGACAATGCTCTTGGAAGCACTCCTCAGTCATGCGAAGATCGGACCCGCCTCGTGCGGGGATATTAACTTCCCTCCAGATGAACTGGTTGGAAATAACTGACCTTGCCATCGTTGGTAGACAACAATTTTCCAATGCGAAACGGAAATTGTTTAAACTACACGGTCGCGCAAATAAGAAAACAAGGAGAATATTTAATGCTAAGTGATCCATTGACCCTAACATTTCTGGAAGCTGACGGTACAACTGAACGCACTGAAATCTTTGATAAAAAGACTGAAGATGCAAACATTGCGATATATAATAACCGCGCTGTAGTTCAGGAACCCTCACTTCCCATGGCCAGATTAACCTATCGGGTTGTTGAAGCTAAACCCTCAGGCACAAACCTGGGTGTGCAGCGAACCTTCCTGAAGATCCGCCATGAAGTTGCTAAGGAAACCCCGGCAGGGATTGTACTTTTGCCAATCATCGAAGAATTCAACACATCCTCTCCGGTCCAGTTTACAAGGGATGAGAAAACTGTCCAGTATAACCGCGTTTTAGCGGCCCTGAATAGTATTCACACCTTGACGAACTATCTCGAAGGTCAGTGCTAGATTCCGAACTGATTGTAACTGTCGTTATATCGTTTTTGACGGCAATCATAAAAATTCTTAACTGCCTATACAGGAGTTACGATGCAAAAAGACAAAAAGAAGCCAAAGAAGAAACCCGCGAAACACTGTATGAGGCTACCAAAAGAAGATCTTTATTTCTGGCGGACGCTTCAGGCAATCGTAAAAGATGCCCGAAATGCAGTTGCGGAGGATGTACGCTTGACTCAGTTACCAATGATCCTGGACGAGTTAGAACTAATCGTTCGGAGGAGGTCCGTTGAGGAGTATATCACGTTCTGCGACCAATATTCCCTTACCGGCCTTAATAAGCTGTTTCGGGATATGGAAACTGAACAATCGGTTCGTGAAATCAGATGGATTTATCTATTAACCTTAGGTAAGAAGTTTGATTTTACTATAACTCCCTTTGATAAGGCTGCCGCAGCTCTATCTTCTTTTGAAAAATATGAAGACGACTGCAAGTGGACAAATCTTGATAGTTTATTTCACGATTTGTGGTGTGATGATGTTCCAGGCAGTATGCTTGATGATATCTTTTACACCCCTGTTCTTAAAAGTGCTGCGCATTTTATTAGGCGCGTGCTTGGGGATGAACCGATGCTGCATGAAATCTTCAATGCAGTACACCATGGTCCAGGAGCTACAACTATGAAAACGGGAAATGATTCCATTTCAATTCGGAAACATGTACCGCCTATAGATGTAACTTCTTCGGCAAAGGATATTCTGGCTGGAGCAATTCAGTCCGATATGCGCTGGACGCGCTCGATTGTTGACTACGGTCGCAAAACGGGTATGTTAAGTGCGTATGAGAATCTGCTGGAATCGCAGTATCAACCAGTGGAACTGATCAATGATATGATAAATGTCGTTGACGCTTCTCGTATTCTTTTTGTACCAAAGAACTCAAAAACGCTTCGTACCATCGCAGCCGAACCAACTGGGAATGTTTACCTTCAGCTCGCTCTTAACACTGTCATACGTGATAAGTTAAAGCGTGTTGGAATAAACTTAAAAACCCAGTCGAAAAATCAGCAGCTTGCCTTACAAGGTTCGCTGTTGGGTGATTTGATTACCCTTGATCTTTCCGGTGCTAGCGATACGGTTGCCCTTGTGCTATTAAAACTTTTTCCGCACAAGTGGGCAAGGCTACTTCTGTCACTTCGATGTTCTGAAGGGACACTTGATGCAAAAACGATCAAGTTCGAGAAGTTGAGTTCGATGGGAAATGGCTATACTTTCTGCATAGAGACCCTAGTATTTAGTGCACTCATTTTTGGTGTGCTCGAATACAACGGGATGACTTGGGAGGAAACCCTTCCCAGCATTGCAGTTTATGGGGATGATATAATAATACCCCGTACTGTGTACCCTGATCTTGTCCAAGTACTTAAACGCTGTGGTTTTTCGATTAATCTTGAAAAATCTTTTGCGTATGGACCTGTTCGGGAGTCGTGTGGATCAGATTTCTTCAATGGGCATCTTGTTTCTCGCCCTACGTTGAAATCCAAGCCTGTTTTTGAATGGGAACTCGTAAGGGACCACAATCTCTTATACCTCCTTTCCAAAGATTATGGGCTTGAGCTGAATGAATGTCTTAAACTGTTGGTTTCGTGGATTCCGAAACGGAAACGTTTTTGGGGACCCGCCAATCGTGATCGACTAATTGGATGGTTGTTTGAAGATAACTTTAAGGGGCATACAATTTTAACCCCTGGAGTTCATCAAATTGCAACCGATTTACAAATTCCAATTGTTCGGCTTTCAAAATTTTCTGTAACATTGCCTGATTTGCGCGATTTTCCTGCGCGTCAAGCTCTGGAGCAAGAATGTTTTGAACCACTGATGTACCTAACATTCGATGGGAAACCCCCAAAGGATGCTAGTTTGCAACTGTCAAAAATTCTCACAAGCCGGCCGAATGCTTCATTCTTTTACAATAAGATGAAGCTGAAGTGCACCACGACCAAGGTCTACGTTCCGTTACAGGCATGGGTTACCCCCAACCTTATG